CCTAAGTTTTTTGCAACTTTTTCTGTTGTTTGATCTAAAGATATAAAAGCCTCAACTATAAAACCTATAGCAAGTTCCATTAACCTCGTTGGGGTTACTGTATCTTTTAGATTTAATTGCATTAATTTTGATGCCGTACCTGATTTATCAAGTTTATCTAATAGGTTAGCACCTCCTTCTCCAAGTAAAGTAAATAAGGATTTTTGTTTTTGTCTTTCAGTATTTTCTAATTTAAGTGTACCAAGAGTATCTTCTTGTATACCGAATTGAGCATTAAGTTGTTTAGAAAGATCCTCATTTATTTTTATACCATTTGCTGTAAGAATATTTTGTTGACGTATAATTGTTGTTTTTCTAGTTGCAATTTTTTCTAATTCTTTGGCTATTTTTGCTTCTACATTAACACCTTTACCTATCTGATCTTGAAGTTTTGTTATCTCTTTTAAAGAGTTAGCATTTTGTTTTATAGCATTATTAAGGTTTGTAGAAAATTTATTACCCAACTCTTGAGTTTGGGAATCTGCATTTGCTAATTGGTCTGTAACCTCATTTTTTATTTTTTGGCCTATCGAAACAAATGCGTCTTCTAAAAACCCTAATTCTTCATTAAGGGCTTTAGCTGCCAATTTTGCTTCTTCGATTTCCTTAAGACTTGCCATTATAATTAGATTTTATTATAAATATGAAAAAGAGTAACTATTTGTAGCTACTCTTTCCTTCATATGCTTTGGATGCCTGTTTAAATTGGGGGGCATTTACTTTACCTTCTGAATTTACTAATGAAGTTTTACCGGCAGACATTTCATTTTTTTCTGCTGCGGCTTTTTTCTCATAAAAATCATTTATTTCTTTGAAAGTAAATTTACGCAACCATATAGGCATATTGTAAATGGTAATATAGTCATACCCACCTTTACCATGAAATATTATTTCATGAATTTGTTTAAATATATTTAATCTAACTTGAGGAGCTGTCTCCAAAGTCAGGCCAAAAAAAGTTTAGTCCAATAGGGACTGTTACCTCCTCTCCGCTATCTAGAATAACATTAAGATCTACATCAGGTGATGTTTCAACTATGTGTTTTCTAAATGCTCTAGCATCACGTGCTAAAAAATAGGTGTCTACAAATTCTCTAATATCTTTAATTTCAGTTTCTCCATTAACAGAGGTTAATGCATATTTTAATCTAGTAGAGGCATCTGGGGATGAATTTTTATTTAATTTTTTAAGTCCTTTTAATTCTCTTTCAATTTTAGCTTCATCATGACCCGTTAACAATTTATATGTAATCTTTGTATCACTATGGGGTAAAGTAAAAGCAAATTCATTTTTACCTTCAATCATGGTAGAACTATCAAATTCTTTATTTTCTAATTCTGAAAGGTCAATTGTTTCTGTTCTTCCATTAACTGTTGTTTTGTAATCAGATCCATACCCTAAAATACGAGTAGCAATTAAAATTGCATTTTTATCACCTACAATTAAATCTTTTAAATCTATTTTAGAAATAATTACAGATTCTAATAGTTTATCTAATACATTACCTTTTTCAATGTAAGATTGGTTAGAAAGAATATCTTCTTCCTTTGCTGTCATATATTTGATTTCTACTTTACCGCTTGATAGGGGATTGTCTTTGGGGTATACTAAACCTTTTGAAGGTAATTCTATTTCTTCTGTTGGGAATTTAAATTCAGCCATAATCTTTATTTGGTTAAAACGTTTTTATCAGTTATACATATGTAACATACAAAAAAGCTTGACCGAAGCCAAGCTATTTTGCAAATTAGGGGTGAGTAAAATTTTTAGAAATTTAATACACAATAATCAGGTTGAACTGTCATTGTAATTTCTTGAGCAGCATTTTCAGTATCCCAGTTATAATCTCCAAATGAAGCTTCTGTAATCATTGCTCCTTTGATGATCCATTCTGAAACTACATCACCTACAGGTCCTAATACATTGATTGTAAGATCTTTCTTATAGAAATCACTATAACCATCTCTACCAGTTACTGATTCGTGGTGTAATCTAACCCATTCCATTACTGATTGTGCACCAGATGGTGTAATTGGATCAAATAGTGTAAACTGAATAGTTCCCCAAGTTGTTTTACCTTTTACAAAACGTTGAACATTAATATGATTTAATGGTACTGTTCCTTGTGATACAGTTACGGCTCCTACACCTTTCATGATGTATGCTGGAAATCCGTCTACAAAAGCTATAAATCTATTCTTTTGTTTTGGCTCGAAAGCTGTGAAAAATATTTCGTTTGGGTTTAATACTGCCATTTTATTTTCTTATTTTATTATAAATATTCGGTTTTTTTCTTTTTATGCTGGAAATGTTGCTCCAGTTGGTAATACATTGAAATCAAGTATAATAAATTCAGCTGTTTTAGTTGGTTGTAAGAAAATCTGACCGATTAACTCATTTCTATCAATAACATCTGGTGTATTGTTTGTTTCATCCATTACTACTTTAAAAGCATATAATCCCTGTCTTTGTTGAACACTTTCTAAATATGGATTTACTTGTGTTAAAAAGTTTTGTCTAGTTGCAATAGTATTTTGTTCAAATACTAAATTATCTGCAATTTGAGAAATATATCCTTTAAGTGTAATTAACAATCTACGTACATTTACTCTATCTAAAGCAGTTGCTGCTTTTTGTAATGTTTTCTGTCCAAATACTACAACTCCTTGTTGTGGGAATGTAGCGATTGGGTTTACATTAGCTTCATATAATGTATCTCTATTTGCAGATGTTAATTTTCTTTCAGCTCTTACTACAGAACCTAATCCTCCTCTAGTAATACCTGCTGGTGCGAACCATGGGTCTGAAGAAGCATCTGTAAAAGCATATACTCCTGGAATCATTGTAGAAGCTGGTACATATACTAATAATCCAGAATTTGGATCAATAGTTTGTAACCATGGCCAATAAGCTGCTGCATAACTAGAATCTATTGCTGCTGCATTTTGGTTTACAGTTGCGATTGCTGTGTTGTAAGGAACTAAATCCATCACATAAATTGCATCTCCTCTTGAAATACACATATTCTTAATTAAATTACACTGTACAGCATAATTTGAATAATATAAACCTGGAGCTGAAATTACATTGTATTGATATTCGTCCTGATTTGCTAATAAGTTAATTGCATTTGTATAATCTGTTCCAATTACACCTTGAGTATTTACTGAACTTATATTTTCATAAAATAAATTTGCACTTGTACTATTTAAATTAGATCCTACTGCTTCATCAAATGAACCAGATCCTAATTGAGGTAAAGATGCTGTAAATTCAGATTTTGCAATACCATTATTATCAAAGTAATAAGGTGTGTTTGCATTTACTTGTTTTACTCTTATATAATTAGATATATTTGGGTAAGAACCTGATTCTTGTAAATATGTTCCTGAACCATCTGCTGCTACTACAACATTTGAAGTATTATCACCAATTGCTCTTGAAATATAATTTGGAGAGAAAGGATCTAAAGAGATATTATTAAATGATTCTAGAATAACTTTTTGGTTATTATTATCATTACCACGTCTAACAAATAATGAGAATACACCGGATGATGTATTTACAGCTCCAATTTCCCATCTTAGGTTATCAGCAGAACCACTTGCTAAAGCTCCGTTTGCTAATTCTGTTCCTCCTTGATCTGCTCCTACAGGAGATGTATTATTCATAATCACTCCTTCTGAAAGTGTTTCTAATACAAAAGCTGCTTGGTTTACAATTGAACTGTCAGTTAAAGTTATTACTAAATCGGCTGTTGGAGTTCCAACATCAGCGGCAGCTATTGTTAATGTATCACCTGCGGAATATCCAGCTCCATCACTAGTTACATTAATAGCAGTTGGTCCATTTAATAAATTAGCGTCAACTAAAGTAACTGTTATATTTTTGTCACAAGCTATAAATCCAGCGTTAACTAAATCTGAAGCTGTTACTGTTAATACATTTCCTGCAACATATCCAGATCCAGCTGCTGCTACTACTATTGAAGTTATAACACCAGCTGCTCCTCCACCATCGGTTGTGATAGTAAGTGTTGCTCCTGTTCCAACTTGAGTAGTTCCTCCTGATGTTGTTATTTTGTCAGCGGCTATTGTGAATGGACCTGTTACAGCACCAATTGTAGTACCACCTACTAAAGCACTTTGTGCTGTTACGTTTTGGGTTGCTATTAAATTAGTTAATTCACCTATTACTACAGAAAGAGTTGCTCCATTATTAGGGGCTATTTCACCTGCTGTTATTGCATAAGTACCTTTTGTACCCCCGGTACCACCTGAACTTAAGTCTCCGACAATATCTCCTGCTATTCCTGCACTTGCTGCTTCAACATTATTTTGAATTGTAGTAGATAAAGCGGGATCAAAAGAACCACTTGTAACTCTTGTTACTAATAAAGAAGTTCCACCTTGAGAAAAATAGTTATTAGCTGCAATTGAAGTTAAATAAGTATAATCTTGTGAACCACTTAATAAAGTTGAACCAAAAATTGTTTGGAAAGAACTAAAAGAACTAACTAAAGTTGGTTTTTCAACCGGTCCTTTAACTGTTGGTCCTATAATTGCTGCTCCTCTAGTTAAGGGTTGAGCTGTAACTAGAGATTGATCGTTTTCTCTTGCTAATACTCCTGGAGATATTAATGTTTCTGCCATTTTGTTATATTATTTTTAATATTGTTTTATTATAAATATTAGGAAGAGATTCAAAAACTTATTCTGTTGTAGTAAATTCCCCAGATTCTAAATCAATATTTCCATCCCCATATTTTTCTTGTAATTCTTTAGCCGTTTTATTAGTTTTTTCTTGTAAATCACCTAGTTTATCCAAAACAGATGCTCTTTGGCCTTCTAATATTGCCCTATTAATGTCAACTTGTCCTAATTCAAAAGTAATTGAATTTTGTTGTTGTTGATAACCTTTAAGAATTTCTAATTCTTCTTTTGATAACTTAATTTTTTTACTCATTTTTTATTTATTTAATTATACATATTTAATTTTTATTGAAAATCTATAGTAGCAAAAATAGATTTATGATATTTTTCTGTTAAATCGTAATATTTGTCTTTTACTATATATCCAATTTTTGTTATTGTTTCTGGGAGTTCTAGACACACATTTGTTCCTTCAATTGCCGTTTCTAAAGAATTCACTACTAATTTTAATTCTGAGGTATTATTATCATAAACAATTATTCTTGGTGTCCAATCTTCTGTATGTATCCTTTCATGTGTGTCAGAGTTTTGAAAAAATATTTTAAAATTTTCATCATTACTAAAATTAAATAGACCATCTGTGTTTTCAAATGATATTTGATCCCAAATGGGTTCTATGTGAGTAAGATATTCAAAGTTTTTAATTAATTGCTCCCAATATTCTTCTGCATCTCTAAATTTCCCATCCTTTTTCCATGGGTGTTGATCACTCATATAATACTTTTTATTAATTATAGGTAATAAGGATTTTAAATTTTCTTTTGATAAGACATTTAACATAAAACTCGGGAATCTATAACCTATATCTTGTAATCTTAAATCCCTTACTTTAGATACTAAAAAAGGAACAGGGTTGTTTAAATCATGAATAATGTTATCCGTTAATTTAACGTCATAATTAATAAAACTAAAATAATCATAATCAAGTGATATTCCTAAATTCCCAGCTAATAATATTTGATTAAATGCCGTCCAACCATAATCATCTAATATATTTTGTAGTTTAATTTTTTTATCTTTAAATTTTAAATTTCTCCAAAATACCATTCCCCTATAAGGGTATGTAATTGTTGGGTTGCTTTTATCATATATAAAATAATCAACTTTATTTTGTATGGAATTTGATACAGGGATATGAGATAATACCATTATATCAAACCCTTCGGATTTGATTTTATCTATATTTTTATTTAATGTCTTTTTTTTAATATCATTATCACAATGACACATTATTATTACTAAATTTTTATTTTTCATAGCATGCTATATAGTTATTTTTATTTTTATTTTCTTCATACTTTTCTAAAGACTCGTATTCTATATAATTAGTATTATCATTATTACTTTTAAACCAATCCCCTTTATTATTTAATATTTGGTTAATAATAGATTGTTCAGACTTATATAATGTAAGTAAATTTTTCTTAGTATCCACAATATTTTTATCTAGTTTAGCACTGGATTTTCCAAATACATATAATATGTCTTCTAAAATAATTTTATCAACATACTCTTTAATAAAATTAAACACAGCTTTATGTTGTGGGTGTCCATATTCACCTATAGGGTTATGTGTTACTATTTTTTCCCATTGTCTATTTAATAATATAGATTCAATATCGTATCTTTCAGGTGGATTATGTAAATCATCTTTATGATCAAACATTTCCCAAGACCCCACATTTAATTTTGTCATTACTTGTTCAAATTCTTTACTTCTAATTTTATTTGATTTATTAGTAAGACAAATAACTTTATATTCCGGACCATGTTTTATTAATTCCGCGCCACCAAATATTAATTCATCATCAGGATGAGATACTACCATTAATTTTTTTATTTGGTGATCTTGATACATTAAATCTAAAGTTTTACTATTTTTAGGAACAACTGATGGGTCGGGACCATGTACAAAATAAGGTTCTTTGTTTGTTATATCAAACATAACATCAAATCCTTTATCTAATGTATTTTGATCTACAACAACTTTTTCTTTAGGGGAATAATAATTATTCCATGTAATAGGTAAATAATTAGTTTTATTTTCTTTCCAAAGTAAGGCATTAGTCACTCTTTCTTCTGAGAATGCATTATCGTCGGCAAATATTTGAAGGTTTTGGGTATTTAATTGTTTATTTAAGTCTAAACATCTTTGAAAAAATGATTCCGAATCTTTATTATAAAAATAAAAACCAGTTGCTATAATAACACTATTTGGGTTTCTTTTAATATTTAAAATATTAGATACTTCAGCTCCATAATGTCCTTCTAATTTTATGTTTTTATATTTTCTCCAATGAACCATATCTTCATCAAAATATCTCATAAATAAGGGGTAATCCTTTAAATTTAAAAGATATTTTAAAGAACCATCAATATTTTCGGTAGCAAAAGCATCACCATCTATCCAAGCAAAGTTTTTATATTCAGTTTTTAAAGAATCTATACTAGTTAAATACTTAGCAAAATATATAGAATAGTCTTTGTCTATCAAATCAAATTCCGTATTAATATATCTTATGGGTTTAGGATCAAAGTTAATTCTTTTATTTATTACATTAGGTAAATTAATTTTAGAATCACAATTAAACCCATATACTATTAGTTTATATTTTGAATGTTTTAATAAACTTTTTGCCAAAACTTCTATCATAGATAGATATTTTTCATCTCCTCCTGTTACCCAAACAAATTCATAATTTTCTTTAGGTTCTAATAAGTTTAAACATTCTAAATAAACCTGATCTACTGTAATTGATTTTTGACATATATGTTGTTTTGGGGTTCCTTCATTTTTAGGACACCAATCCCAATTACCTGGATCAAATGTAAAATCTTTATTAACCCAACAATTATTACATACAGTATTATTTTCTACTTTAGTTAAATTATTTGTAAATTCGTAACCAAATGGAATGAAATTATTAACCATTAAAGTTGGTTTATTTAAAGCCCAATTTGCCCATGATAAACCAGATCCTAAACCAATAAATAATTCTGCGTGGTAAAGGTAGTTAAAAGTTTTTTCCCAATTAAGTTTATTTTTATTTATTATATTAGTTCCCGAAAATCCCTCATAGGATAAATTAACTACTTTATACCCTTTTTTATGTAATTTTTTAGCTAAATTTCTCCACCTATCATGAGGCCATTCTTTTAACCCCGAGGTTGCTCTAGGACCTATACAGATATATTTTCCTTTAATTGGTCTTTTACCTATTTTAAAATCTACTCCATGGTTAATTTCTTTATAAGGAAGACCTAAAGCATCTGTTGCGGTTTGGATTAGAGGAATTGTGTTTACTTGGTTTTTATTTTTTATACCTTTATCCCATTTTCCATTGGTTTTAAACCACCCTATTTTATAATGAGCGTATGAAGAAATATCTTTGTTAGGTTCTATAAATAATATATCTTTATATTCTGGGTTGTTAGCAAACCACTCATTATGGAAAGTACTAACTACAACTTTACAGTTATGTTTTCTTTGAAATTCTAAAACTTGAGGAGTCCATGCTAATGTATCTCCTATAGATTTTGAATCTAATGATATTTTAACTATTCTATTGGTTACATCAAAAGTATGAATTATTTCCCCATTTACTTTAATAACCCAAGGGATATAGTATTCATGGTTACATTTAGTCCACATATTATTTTTAATAGTACTAGAATGTATTACTTTATTAGTATCAGAATTTATAAATTCTACAAAGTATTCTTCCTTATTAGAACCAAATACTTCTAACTTAACTCCTTGGTTAAAACTAAGTTCAATTTTGTTTTTAGGTGGGTTTTTTATAAAAGAATTGATTTCTTTATTAGCTATTTCAGCCATATTTTCCCAAGTAAACTTTTTTCTTAATTCTTTAGATTCTTCTAAAGCTATTTTTTTATGGTAATCGTAATTATCATAAGCATCTCTCATTACTTCCTTAAGATGATTAAAATCTGGGACGTAAAATTCCCCTGATAGCTCTGATTGTGAGTATGTGCTGTATTCTCCTCTAATAGCGGGTTGTGTGCCTATTATATCTACAGGTAATCCTTTACCTTCAGCAAATTCTAGTTGTGCACTACAATTAGAATAAATAGAAGGTGTACCACAAGCCATAGCTTCTATTAAGGGCAAGTTCCACCCTTCAGATCGAGCACAAGATAAAAATACATGACCTTTTTGGAGGTATTTTATATATTCTTCTCTGGTAGGAAAATGTTTTATTTTAATTCTTGGGTCTATTAAATTATAATGTTTTAACCTTTTTTCAGTTGTTTCAAATCCATCTTTAGCGAACATATTATCTATAGATATAATTAAATCTACAGGTTCATCTTTATCAAATTCTTTTAAAAAATTTTCAATTATTTCTTTTGTTGATTTTCTATAATCCCATCTACCAAAATGGATAAATTTAAATCTCCCATCATCATATTCGGGTAAAGTAGATTTAGAATTAGGTTTAAAAATTTCCCCATCGACCGCTTCAGGAACTACTTTAATTTTGCTTTCAGGTATTCCCTGCAATATGTTACAGTCTTTTTGCCATTGAGAGGGTACCCATATTTGATCAAATTCTTTTATTCGATTGTAAAAATTCTTAGGATATTCTGTTGTTTCCCATACAAGATAAGCAATTTTAGGCCCATCATATGTCTGGTAGAAATAATGGTGGTTTACTTCTGCTAAAACTATATTTAAATTGTGGTTAAAATTATTAGGGTAATTCTTATAAATTTCTGTATCATTTAAAGTTTTATCATTTTTAAATGAAGTTTGTGATGATAAGAGTTTTTTATCTAAATCTAATATATAAGGTTCTTCATTAAAGGGTTCATCTTTTATACCATTCCAATATTTAGGAACAGTAAAGTTTCTAATTTTTAAAGGGTAATGTTTTGATAGCTTTCTAAAAAAATCACGTGAATGGTTATTAAAACCCGTTGTTCCTATATAACAACTAGAAACTAAAATTTTAGGTGAATCTGACATTTATTGTTTGTTTAATGATAAAGTTATTTTGTTTATATCAAATATCTCATTTAAGTCATTATAGGGAAGAGTTTTTATTTCCTCAACTAAACTAAAAGGAGTATAAGATACATTATGCAAAGGGATGTCTTTTGTATAAGGGTTTGCTTTAATATTATTATGGAAGTTATAACCAAATATTTCTGGTTTAGTATCTACCCAACATACTGTAGATTTTAGATTTAATGCCCTTGCCATATGTTGACTAAAACTATCTATTAATAATCTTTTACTAGATTTTTGAAGGAGGATTGCTATGCTTCGGTATCCATCTAAAGCTTGTAAACTGTCGGGGTATGTAATTTGATCTTCTCTTTTAATATGAATTATAGTATAATCCTGTTTGTAATAATCAATTAATTCTTTTACTACAATTGGGGGTATATCTCTAGTCCATGAATATTGTTGAGATACACCAGGAGGTCCTCCATTTGGTTGAATAGCCATAATAGGTTTATCTGTAGAGTAGTATGGAGAAAAATAATCTATTTCAGGTTGTGATAAGTAAAGTTGTGGTTGTTCATTATTATATCTTAACCCAAAAAGTTCACACCAAGTTTTTAATAATGAAACAGGTTTATTAGTAATAAAATCAGATGTTTTATAGGGTTCAGACGCAAATATTTTACATTTTTGGTCTTTAATATACTTTAGATATAACCCATTTGCTTGGTTGATATCATAAGTTTCATGTATATGAGGATTGTTTAAAAAGACGTCAGTATAGCCGGTTACTACTATTAGTTTTGCGTTTTTATAACGTGTTTTAATGGCAATTACTACAGCTGTTGCCATGATAGACTTACCAAGTCCACCTTCAATTTGAAAGATTATATTCATTTATAACTTAATTTATTTATAACTTAAATATACGAAAAAAATTTAGTATTTCCTAACTAAATCGTATTTTTTATTATTAATTCTCCCAAGGAAAACCAGTACCATTAATAGCAGGAGGAGTGGATATCATATTAGCTATTGAAGCTGAATTTTCTTGTTCTATAAGAGCTGTATCAACTAGAGATGTAATCCAACTTAAAACATTTTCTTGAGTTAGGTTTTCAAATTCAATAAAACCTGGGGTATCTATTGATCCTGTTACTTCTATCTCCCCATTATATCTTTCTCCAACTTCTTCATGAAGAGAATCAACTATGAATGAAATTCTATTTATTATTCCAGTACTTATTTCTCTTTCAAGTTCTGTAATTCTATAATTATGTACCATGTTTATTGTTATTTTGTTATAAATATATAATTTTTATTTAATGTATTGGTTTTATCCAACTATCATCAAGGTATGTTTTAAATGGTTCTTGAAATGCTTCATTTACCGCACGTACTACACCAGGCCATTCTTTTTGGTAATCGTGTCCACCTATTAATTGTTTAGTTTTGGGTGTGTATAATTTTATATCTTTTTTTACCGATTCGTAATCATGGGCACCATCTATATAAATAAAATCAAAGTAACCATCTGGAAAGATGTTTGATATATTGTAACTATATTCTTTGTGGTGAGTGATATTACTAAAATGGCGAGTATTAAGTTTAAATTCTTCTTTTACATTATCCCATGTTTCGTTAAATACCAAATTAGATTCTTCTTTTTCTTCGTGAGGGTCTATACAATGAATTTCACTAAATATTCCTAACGAGGCAAACATAAAAGTAGATTCACCTTTATATGACCCAATTTCTAACATTTTTAAATTAGATTTATTGTTTAATGTAGAATATATATCATACATTAATTGGTTTAAACCTAAATAAAACCTATTACCCCACATATTATTCCATTCAGGATTAGGGTTAAATCTTAATGAACTCATATTATCCTACTAAGTTTCTATCACACCAATTGTTTTCTGATGATGCTACGTTATTATTATTCGATTCTATGTATTCCCAGGCTAAACTAAACCGAGTATTATTTGAAGTATTTGGATAACACCCATGTATCATATTAATATTAAAAAACACAGCATAAGGTGCATCTAATTCTAAGTCTAATATCCAATTAGGATTTAATTTTGTTTCATCTATCCATTGTATTCCTTCTATATGGGATATAACATCATGTGGTATTATTCCTATTTTATGAGATCCAGGTATAATTCTTAAACATCCATTTTCTTTATTTGTATTTTGAAAATATAGAGCACAACTAATTATATTATCAGGATCACCATTAAAATAAAAGTTATCTTGGTGTAAAAATGTTGATACTCCTACTTTGGGTTTCATTGGAAAAAATTTAGATATATAAACATCTAATGTTTCTTCTGTATTTATTAATTGTTTGGCTGTATTTACAAGGATTTTATTCTTTGCTATTTTTAAAAACTCAGGTTCATACTCGCATGCCCCTTCTATTTTATTTAGGTTAGTAGGACTATTTAATCTATAGTTACCTTCATGTTCCGTTAAATTAAGAGAATATTTATAGTGTTTTTGGGATATTTTTAATAGATCCTTTAATTCATCTTCGGATAAAAAGTCTTTTATTATTACATATCCTAACTCATTAAATTTATTTATATTAAAGTTCATAATTTTCTTTTTTAATTACCCAACTATTATCAAATATTATAGCTTTAGGGGGAGCGTCTTGTATATTGTTACCACCTATAAAACCCTTTTTAGAAATTTTAGGAAAATACCTTTTAATTAAAGGTTTAATATTTTCTTGTTTTCTATTATTAATATAAAGAAATAATAAATCATCAAAAGATTCAGAAATTAAAGTGGGGTCTTGATTTATATGGTTGATATTTTTATGGAAATAATTGTTATTATTAAATCCTATTTTTATATCTTCCCAAGTTAAATTATGTTTAATATTAAATTCATCTTCTCCCTTAAGGGGATCAATAGCATATATATTAGAAAATAAACCACTAGAACCAAAATAAAAAGTATTTTCTCCTAAATGGCTGTTTATTTCTACCATTTTTCCTCTTTGATTCAAATTTTTAGATAAAAAATCTATTAATCTAATTATACTAAAAAAGTTAAGGTTTAGTTTATCCTTGCTAGAAAAATTTTGAATCCCAAATTTAGGTTCTGATAAGACAATTTCTGTGTATTCATCTACTTCTTTTGGATGTTTTATATATTTAGCTATGTTTTTATTTAAGATATTACCATTTTCATCAAAAGAAATACCAACCCTTCCCCCTCCTTTTCTAAATTCATTGAAAAAGGTGTCTGAATCAGATACACTTGAATGGGAAAGATCGGATATTTGGAGAAAAATACTATTTTTTAATGTAAAAGAATTATGAGTATTATAAAATTGTTCTAGGTACACATCCGCTGCGTTTTTAATAGGTAAGACCTTATTAGTTAAAACTTTGAGCATATGATTAGTTGCAATATAAGAATGGGCTCCTTCCCAATTTGAACTAGGGGTTGGGAGAGTTAAATATTTTCCAACATTTAAACCCTCAGTATTTTGATTTTTTTTACCTAAATGAATTAAATCGTAATTAGAATTTTCAATTTCATTAATAATTTTAGAGTATTCATCAGTAAAAGTATTGTCGGTATTTAGTATTGGTTTATGTAAAATAATATCATCTTCTAAAAATAAAGCATTTTTTACACCATCAGATAAAGCCTGATCCCATGCCTTTTTATGGGATAGAGCACAAGCAAATACTCCCATAGTTACCATACCATTAGGATCAAAAAAAGAGGAATTTAATATTTTATCTTTTAACAATTGTTCTTGGTTAAGGTCTTTACCATCTATTGCTTCTATAAAAGTAAAATCAATATTAGGAAAATTATCTATTAAAGTTTTTTTTCTGTCTAGTCTGCGTTTTAGGTTTATAACATAGATTTTATCAAAACCAAGTGTAGAGTATTTTGTATTCATATTATAAGGAATCTAAGAAAAAATGGTATTTTTCTTTTAAAAAATTATCATTTAAAAACTTTATATTATTAACTTCTTGGTACAATATATCCTTTAAATCACTATCAGAAGTATTTTTAATTTGTATAATAGTTTTTGTTATTTCATTGTAATTACACTTAGATATAAAGGGGTAATTTGGTAAAAATTCGGATATTGGCAAATTTGGGGATATTATAGGTACCATACCATTTACCATACTATATAATGTTTGTAAATCAAAAGAATTATAAAGTCCTATATTAGCATATATATGGTTAGTTTTATAAAAATTACTGAAGTTTCTTAATTGACCTTTAAAACTGATATTAGAATGTAATGCCGTTGCATTATTTATTAAAGGTTGAGTTGTAAATGGACTTCTTCCATGTTTCCCATATATTTTCAAATTATAGTCAGATAAAGAGGCTAATGAAGGAATTAAATGCCCAAACCCATTATTAAATGAAGGTATACCATTAAATCCTATATTATTATTAGGTTTAAAATAGGAAGGATTAAAGGTAATAGATTTTTCTTTTCCTAAAGAAGGGGGAATTATTGTTACTTTTTTATTACTTTGGATTTCGTAATAGTTTGTAAAAAGATTAAAGTCTAAATTACTATAAAAAATTAAGGCATCAGCATAATCGTTGTATAATGTATTTTGGGAATTTTTTGATAAAGAGTTATATGATGAATCAGATTTAAAATTATAATGTTTTAAAATATCAACATCTATATTTTTATGTATTTCAGGAATAGTATCAATTACAAAAATTTTAGGGATAGAAATATTATCTAAAAAGGGAGTAAGGGATAGTAAAGAAGTTACTTTAAAATCTAATAATACTAAAACATGAGTATAGTTTTTGTTTATACTATATGATAAATTTACATCAGATATTGAATATATATCTTTTTGTTGAAGGTTTAATGTAGAAATTAAATTATCTAAAATAAATAATTCATTCACATACCCCCTATCAATATAGTTTGTAATTATACATATCTTCATAGGGGGAATATACAAAAATATTTTAGATATCCCTACTTATTTTTAATTCTAATTCTTCTACTTTAACTGTTAAGTCTTTAATTGCTTCAATTAATAAAGGTACAATTTTTTCATAGTTAACGGCTTTATATCCACTATCTCTAGTTGTAACAGCTTCTGGTAGTATTGCTTCTATTTCTTGTGCAATTACTCCTACATCTTTACCTGTATTACCGTGTATAGTTTTTGTTTCTTCTTTAGTTAATTCTTTCCAATCAAATGTATTACCACTTACTCCAATTACTTTACATAAAGAATTTTCTATAGGTTTAATATTACATTTTAATCTTTTATCAGAAGTAGCATAAGCTACAATATCATTTGTTGCATCAATTCTACCTGTAGTTGTATTACAAGCATTTCCAGTACCCCCTACATTTAAATGATTTCTAACATGAGAACATTGAGTATAAAAGGTACAATTTTGATTTGAAGATAAGTTATAACCAGCAAGAAAGGAATAATCATGACCATTAATGTAATTGCTATACCCACCTAATATAGCACTACAATTAGCACCATTACATATACAATTTAGTCTACCTCCTAAGATAGCAGAGGTGTTAGAATTATAAATTTTATTCGTAGTACCTCCAACAATAGAACTCTTAGGTGAACTTACACAAATTACATTGAAATCTCCTGCACCTATAAAACTACAATTTGTACCTGTTTGACAGATGCAGTTGTTACATCCTGCAACTATAGCACTATTACCAACACAAGTATTAATTTTATTGGCACCTCCTGCTCCTATAAAATTTCCTGAACAAGCAGTATTATTATTGACTATACAATTTACTGATCCTCCTGCTATTACACTAGTTTTACCACTGGATATATAATTTCTACAACCACCACCAATAAAACTTTCAGTTGAACTTGAACCTGTGTTTTTTAATCCACCAGCTATAGAAAATCTAGTAGCTGAATTTGTTTGGCTACTTCCTATAGTTATTTGCATAGCCCTAATTTGAGCTAATGCATCTCCATCACCCTCTGTAAAGACATGACATTCACCAGGAGTAGCATAAACGTTTTGGGCACCATAACCAGCTAAATTATTTAAATCATAAGATATGTTTCCAAAACTATCTCCATCATAATCAAGTATGAATTTCTGGCCTTCATTAATGGCTATATTTTGGGAATCGTTATGTAATATGTTACCATCAAATGTTAAACTACCTTCAGCATTTAATTGGCCTTGTGTACCTGTTGAAGTTGTAACTCTGTTGTTACCTAAATTTGTTATAGTAGCTGTTCCGCTTGTTCCTGAAGAACCTGAAGAACCTGAGTTACCTGATGTTCCTGAAGAACCTGAAGAACCTGAGTTACCACTTGATCCTGAACTACCTGAAGTACCAGAGTTACCGCTTGTTCCTGATGAACCACTAGAACCTGAGTTACCACTTGATCCTGAACTACCTGAAGTACCAGAGTTACCGCTTGTTCCTGATGAACCACTAGAACCACTTGTACCACTTGATCCTGAACTACCTGAAGTACCAGAGTTACCGCTTGTTCCTGATGAACCACTAGAACCACTTGTACCACTTGATCCTGATGAACCACTTGAACCTGAGTTACCACTTGATCCTGAACTACCTGAAGTACCAGAGTTACCGCTTGTTCCTGATGAACCACTAGAACCTGAGGTTCCTGATGAACCACTAGAACCTGATGTTCCTGGGGTACCTGTTCCACCACTTGTTCCTGAAGAACCTGAACTACCCGATGAACCTGAACTACCGGATGAACCCGAAGTTCCTGAATTTCCTGATGAACCAGATGTACCACTTGATCCAGATGAACCTGAAGTTCCAGATGAACCACTTGATCCTGAGTTTCCTGAAGAACCACTTGTTCCTGAAGATCCTGATGATCCACTTGTTCCTGAAGAACCTGATGAACCAGATGAACCACTTGAGCCTGAACTACCACTTGAGCCTGAACTACCACTTGAGCCTGAACTACCACTTGAGCCTGAACTACCTGAGGTTCCACTTGAAGCGGCATTTGTTTCATATCCTACATTACCACTTGAATCTACAACTAATACATCATTACTAGTTGTTATATTAGGTAAATTAGGGGCATTTAAAGTACCATCAATCATTGTTAAACCTGAACCACTTACAGATAAGATTGGAACACCTGATATATCAGATGCTGCAAATACTATCCCTGTCAAATCATCTGTTACTGAAAATAATTGACCTTGAGATCCTTGTACATCTAAAATTGTGCTACCTGATCCTGATACTGTAAGTTTAGTACCATCAAATGTAAAATTAGCTTCAGCATTTAATGCACCTTGAGTTCCTGTTGATGTAGTTACTCTATTGTTACCTAAATTTGTTATTGTTGCTGTACCACTTGTTCCTGATGAACCAGATGTTCCTGATGAACCACTTGAACCTGAGGAACCACTTGAACCTGAAGTTCCAGATGAACCACTTGAACCTGAAGAGCCTGAAGAGCCTGAAGAACCAGATGAACCACTTGAACCAGATGTTCCTGAGGAACCTGAAGAGCCTGAATTTCCTGATGAACCTGATGTACCTGATGATCCACTTGAACCTGAAGTTCCAGATGAACCACTTGATCCTGAGTTTCCTGAAGAACCACTTGTTCCTGAAGAACCACTTGAACCTGAAGAACCTGAAGTACCACTATTACCTGAACTACCTGATGAACCCGAAGTTCCACTTGAACCAGATGTTCCTGATGTACCATCATCTCCTCTATCACCTACTAAGGCGAAAGAAACAATTACATCTTCATTATTAGTAAATGGGGATGCAGCTGATGATGCTTGTTCACTTATGTTTATTGTCCAATATACACCTAAGTCTGTTAGGTTTGATATTGAAAACAATATAAAATTTTCTGGAGCGAATTTATCCGCTATTCTCATATGACCCTTTACTGCTGATGTAGAGGCATCAATACTCTCTAAAAATGACTGTATATTATCACCATCTTCTGTAGTCTGACTAATAATGGATAATGTAGATGCGTTTTGTGTAGTGTTATTTAATCTTATATCTCCATTACCTGGATCAGCAGTACCTGTTGCTGTGTCAAATGTATAATTAAAAGTAGCACCACCAAAATTACCATCTTGTCCTGATGTACCACTTGACCCAGATGAACCTGAAGTTCCCGATGAACCTGAAGTACCACTTGAGCCTGAAGAACCACTTGAGCCTGAACTACCTGAAGTACCAGATGACCCTGATGAGCCACTTGTTCCTGATGAACCTGATGAGCCTGAAGTTCCTGATGTACCACTTGATCCTGTATTTCCTGAAGTTCCAGATGAACCACTTGATCCTGAGTTTCCTGAAGAACCTGAAGAACCTGAAGTACCAGAGTTACCGCTTGTTCCTGATGAACCCGATGAGCCGGAGTTACCACTTGTTCCAGAGGAACCTGATGAACCATCTGAACCTGAAGTTCCTGAAGTACCAGATGACCCTGAAGAACCACTTGTGCCTGATGAGCCTGAAGAACCACTTGTTCCAGGATTACCTTGGACACCACTTGTTCCTGATGAACCACTTGAACCACTTGTTCCTGATGAACCTGAAGAACCGTTTGAACCTGAAGTTCCTGAAGTTCCTGAAGAACCGGTATTACCTGAAGTACCTGATGTACCGGATGAACCAGATGAACCTGAGTTACCACTTGTTCCTGAAGAACCAGATGAACCATCTGAACCTGAAGTTCCTGAAGTTCCGGATGAACCTGAACTACCTGATGTTCCTGAAGTTCCTGAAGAACCTGTATTACCTGAAGTTCCTGAAGAACCACTTGATCCTGATGAACCTGATGTACCACTTGTTCCTGGGTTACCTTGGACACCACTTGTTCCTGATGAACCACTAGAACCACTTGTTCCTGAAGAACCTGAACTACCTGATGTTCCTGAAGTTCCCGAAGAACCAGTATTACCTGAAGTTCCTGAAGATCCACTTGAGCCTGATGTACCTGATGAGCCCGAACTTCCTGAAGTACCTGATGAGCCTGATGAACCTGAAGTGCCTGAAGAGCCTGAGCTACCGCTTGTACCTGATGAACCTGAGCTACCTTTATCACCTATAAGTTCAATAGCCATAAAGGTAGCATCGCTATTACCTACATTATTCCAACCACTTTTATCAATATGAGTGATATCTAATGTTCTCCAACCACCATTATCTGTTTGGG